TGGCGGAATGACTGGAGGCTTATTAGGCTTTATAGGTCAACAACAAACTAACCAGAAAAACTGGGATATAGCTGATGCTGCTAATCGCAGCTCGGCTGAACAAGCTGCTAAGCAAATGGATTTCCAAGAGCGGATGCGGGAAACCCAATATCAAACTGCTGTTACTGATATGCAAAAAGCTGGGTTAAATCCCATGCTTGCCTATTCACAAGGTGGAGCGGGTACCCCAACTGGTGCAATGGGGCAGGTGTCCACCGCAAAAATGGGAAATTCATTAGGTTCTGCTTTACAAGGCTATCAAGCAATGTCAATGAACGAAGCTGATATTGACTTAAAAAAAGCTACTACTACTGGTACAACGGCTCAGACTCTTAAAACTGAGGCCGATACTATTCGTACTGCTGCAGAGGTCCAAAATATTCTGCAGACTACAAAAATGAACGCAGAACATACACGTAATTTGCAAGAAATGTTACTCAAATTACAACAAGAAATTAAAAACCTTCGTGCAAGCGAAGGATATACAACTGCGTCAACCGCTAAGACCCAGGCTGAAACAACTAATATCAAGGCAAATATTGCTCCTTCTGTCGATCCATACTGGTATCGTGATATTAAGAAAAATTTACCTACACCTTCTAACGTATCTAACTACGTTAAAAACAAATACATGCAAATGAAAGGCAAAAAATGAAAGCTCCATTTTTACGTACACCTTATAACTACGACCGAGATGCTGCGTCAAATGAGTCGGGGCTGCTTTGTGAGGAAGCAACCCTGACTCAGCAGCATTTCAAAGACGAAACGGATATTAATAATATCCTTCGTCAATTCAATATTACCGGGTTATTACCCGAAAACCCATTATCGCCTCGCTATGGCGATTTCACTGGCATATCTGACTACCAGTCAGCTCTTAATGCCGTTATCGCTGCTGAGAGCGAATTTGAGGCTTTACCAGCCCAAATTAGAGCTCGATTCGATAACAATCCCGAGGAATTAATTAATTTCCTCGAAAATGCCGAAAATAAAGATGAGGCAATAGCCCTTGGGCTAATAACAATTCCTGAGGCAAGCGTTCAGCAAAATATTGCTGAAAGTCCCTCAGAAAAAACGGCTGAATAGCCGTAAGCACAGTTACTCTACTTGATGTAACTGTGCTAGGTGACACCAAACCATAAAAACTCGATAACCTAAGGCCAAAATAAAATGAAAATATTGCACCGCAAAAGCATGTCAAAACATAAACATGCTAAAACTTTCCGTAGGCATGGAAAGTCTACAAAAAGCGCTACTGTGCGCTCAGCTCCCCAGCGTGGAGGCTGGAGACTTTAATAAAGTCCCAGACCACCTCACATGGCCTGTTATCACCCTATATCCGCTGGACTCAGCGGATACTCTACTAACTTTGCCACCGGCAAAGTCTATCGTCGGGTCATTTTTAAACAAAATGATCCCGACATTATTCAAGCCGTATCATTGCCATGCGGGCAATGTATTGGCTGTCGTCTGGAACGTTCCAGACAATGGGCCATGCGTTGTATGCATGAAGCCCAATTACACACAAACAACTGTTTCATAACTCTCACATATGACGACACACATCTCCCAAGCGATCAATCGCTTCATTACAGAGACTTCCAACTCTTTATCAAAAGACTTAGAAAGCGATATCCAACTACAAAAATTAGCTATTACATGGCTGGAGAGTATGGCGAAAACTTCGGCCGACCTCACTTCCATGCCTGTATCTTTGGACTCGACTTTCATGATAAGAAATTATGGAAAAGGACTTCCTCTGGTTCTCTCATATATAGATCCTCAGACCTTGAAACTCTCTGGCCATTTGGTTATTCCTCCATTGGAGACGTTAACTTTGAATCAGCTGCATACGTGGCTAGATACATTATGAAAAAACAAACTGGCAAAAACTCAAAAAATCACTATACCGATAAAGAAACTGGGGTTATCAAAACCCCTGAATTTAACAAAATGTCTTTAAAACCGGCCATCGGCCTTAACTGGTATAAAAAATACAAAAATGACGTATTCCCTCATGACTATATCGTTTTAAGAGGTCAAAAAATAAAACCACCAAAATACTATGACCTTCAATTTAAAAACGAAAATCCATATGAATACGAACAAATCATTGCAATCCGTGAAAACGGTGCTAAACTCAATTACGCAGATAACACTTATGAACGCCTGGCCGTTAAGGAACAGGTCGTAACTGCTAAACTGCGTAAACTTAAACGAACCCTCATATAAAGGAAACCTCATGAAATTAATCCTCTGTTCTGTAAAAGACCGCGCTGCGGATGCTTATGGCAGACCTATGTTCGTCCCTAGCTCCGGCGTAGCAATTAGGAGCTTCTCAGATGAAATCAATCGTAATGCTGATGACAATCAGCTTTTCAACCACCCCGACGATTTCGATTTATACGAGTTCGGAGTCTTTGACGACAACTCTGGTAACTTCGATATCTATGAACAACCAAAATTATTATCTCTTGGCAAACAAGTAAAAATTACTAACTAAAACAACCCGTTAGGAAAAGGGCAACCTTTTCCAACGGAAAACAAAAAGGTTAAATAACATGCATCGCAATCAATCAGTAAACCTTCATCAATTCACTACAATTCCTAAAGCGGACATTCCCCGTTCAAAATTCGATTGTCAATCAACTCATAAAACAACATTCGATGCGGGAAATCTAGTCCCTGTATATGTAGATGAAGTCCTTCCTGGCGATACATTTAACCTAAATATGACGGCTTTTGCCCGTCTATCAACTCCTTTATATCCAATCATGGATAACATGGTATTGGATAGCTTCTTCTTTTTTGTTCCCAATCGCCTAATTTGGTCAAATTGGCAAAAATTTATGGGACAACAAAATAATCCAGGAGATTCAATCTCCTACGTAATCCCTCAACAGGTGTCACCTTCTGGAGGCTATGCAATAGGCTCCCTGCAAGACTATATGGGCTTGCCAACTGTCGGTCAGGTAACTGCCGGCAATACTGTAACGCACTGTGCTTTTTGGCCACGTGCTTACAACTTAATTTGGAACGAATGGTTTCGTGACGAAAACCTTCAAAATTCTATTCCTGTAGATACTGGCGATGGCCCAGATACTGTAACAAATTACACATTACAAAAACGTGGAAAACGTAAGGATTACTTTACTTCTGCATTACCTTGGCCACAAAAAGGTGCTTCTGTAACTTTACCTTTAGGCACTTCCGCTCCTGTGTTTGGTACTGGAAAAGCTTTAGGCTTTACAAACACCGTAAATAGCTATGGTTTAGTTAATAATGGAACTGGTACTGGAGCTTCCTGGAACACTTTAGCTTATAACACTAATAATGGCACTATCATCGGATCTGGTGGTTCTGGACCATCAGCATCTCAAACAGTCGGCATTGTTACTGCCGGCATAGGACAAGTATCGGGACTATATGCAGATCTCTCACAAGCAACTGCTGCAACAATTAACCAATTACGCCAATCTTTTCAAATCCAAAAATTACTTGAGCGAGACGCTCGAGGTGGTACTCGATATACTGAGATTATTCGTTCTCACTTTGGCGTTATCTCTCCTGATTCTCGCTTGCAACGGCCAGAGTACCTCGGAGGCGGTTCGACAACGGTTAACATTAATCCGATTGCTCAAACAAGTGGTACAGGCCAAACTGGCCAAACTACCCCTTTGGGTACACTTGGTTCTATGGGCACTGCCCTGGCTCATAATCATGGATTTAGCCAATCGTTTACTGAACATGGTGTAATCATCGGACTCGTTTCTGTTAGAGCCGATCTTACTTATCAACAAGGTCTTCACAAAATGTGGAACCGATCAACACGTTATGATTTTTATTTTCCAGCATTTGCAATGCTCGGAGAACAATCTGTATTAAATAAAGAAATCTACGTTACTGGAACTTCAACTGATAACGATGTATTTGGTTATCAAGAACGTTGGGCTGAATATCGCTACAACCCAAGCCGTATATCTTCATTGTTCCGATCTACTGCTTCTGGAACAATCGACGGCTGGCATTTAGCTCAAAAATTTACTGCAGTCCCAACTCTTAACAATACTTTTATTACTGAAAACCCACCCGTTTCTAGGGTGTTAGCCGTAGGCGCTGCTGCTAATGGTCAGCAATTTATCTTTGATTCTTTCTTTGATGTAAAGAAAGCCCGTCCAATGCCAATGTACTCTGTACCTGGCTTAATTGATCATTTCTAATGTTTAATATTGGCGGATTGACCGGAGGCCTTTTAGGCTTTATAGGTCAACAACAAACTAACCAGAAAAACTGGGATATAGCTGATGCTGCTAATCGCAGCTCGGCTGAACAAGCTGCTAAGCAAATGGATTTCCAAGAGCGGATGCGGGAAACCCAA